ACCTTCAACGGATAGTTCTTGGGCTAACTGGTATGAGGTTGACCCGGTGGTGATTTGCTTTTGGATGGTAATGGTGTCGCCGATGTCGATGAGGGCTACTGCGTCTTTTTGGGCGCTGGTCATGGCAGGTAATTTTGCACCTAGGTAGTTGTATCTTGCTTCAGGATTACCAACGATCAAATACTCGGCTAGGGCTAATGCGGATGCGTCGTTGTGTACAAGTGAGCCTGTGATTGAGATTGTTTGGATTAGATATTTGGCTTGGCTGGCGGTGTCATCGGCGACTTGTGCGGTGGTTGATCCTAGATGGGTTACTGATGCACGGTTTTTGACTTGGTCGGCTTGGAATGAAATATCGACTTCTTGGTATGGGATGCCTGTGCCGTCGTCGTGGAAGTCTGCTACCGATCCCGAAAGTGTGTTGCCGATCCTGTTTTGGAATACATATGTTCCATCACGGTTGACAAACACTCGACCTTGTTCAGCAAGGTTAATTTGATTGGCGTAAGTTGCGGCTGATGTTCCGTTGGAGACTGTGTATGCGGCTGATCCGCCAAGTGTGACTGTGCCGGCATCGAGGCTTTGTGTGCCTGTATATGCGACTTCTGGAAGGGCTAGTAGAGCTGCCATGCGTGTGCCTGATAGTTCTTCTGTGGTGTTCCATTCGTCAAGATATGTTTGGGCAAGTAAATAGAAATAGTCGGCACAGTTGACGCTGACTGTGTCAATTCCACCAAGATTGAATGTGTAGTCGTAGTTGACGATTACGCCTACCCATAAATACTTTTTGACACCTAACGAGTTGTAGCGCGAGAATCTGACTTTGCGTAATGGTGCGAGTCCGGGCTGACTGTTGTTTGGATCGTAGTAAGGCGATGTCGTGTCGAAAGGGTTGAATACTCCGTCGGCAAGTGTGTCGTTGAGTACAAAGTTTAATGTGCCGAAAGTGAACTGATCGCCAATGTCGCGTCGACCACGCTTTGCTGACAATGAGATTGTGCCATCCATGACCGAGGCGTATTGGGTCGTTCCAGTAAGCACATAATCGGTGTTGTTTAATACGCCTTTGACACTGTCATCGAGCGTGAAAGCATCCCACAAGTAACCTGTGTCAATTTCTAGGTCGTAGTTACCTGACTCGATTACTGCATAGCCAGCCATTATGCAACCGAGATTTGTGCAGGGCCATTCGTGCGATTGAACGCTCTAATGGCGTTTACTACTGCTTGACCAATTTCGGCGCTTGAGTCCAGACCGCCAGTGATGTTCACGGTGATGTTGCCCATGCCACCGCCTCGACCTAATGGAACTACAGCTTCAGGGCCTGCCTCACCGATCATGGCAAGCGTTGGACTATTCACAATGCCACCGTCAGCCATCATTGGTATTTGTGGCATAGCAAAACCTGAACCGCCGATGCCGGGTATCCACGATGGCAAAGTGAACTTAATTTTTCCTACCGTGTTATTCCACAATGATGCAATGCCGTTGAAGACAAACTTGAAAGCGTTATAGAGCGCATTAACTTCTGCGATCCATATGTTGACCATTGCTTTCACGCCGTCTTTCATAAAAGTAAAGACTTCGTCAACTATTTTGCGTACAGAATCAAACTTGAAATAGAGCGCTGCAAGTACAGCAATGAACGCTACGACAGCCAAGATGATAAGTGTGACTGGGTTGGCAAGTAGTAGCGCGTTGAAGATTGCTGTCACAGCGTTTACAGCGATCTGTGTTGCTTCATAGATTTTCATAGCAGTGTTTACAGCCAAGATTGCTACAGCGATACCGCCAATTACCCCGGCAAGAATGATGAATGTTTTTGTATGGGTTTGCGCCCATTCAGAAAACGCCATAAGCGGTTTCATTACGGCTTCAAGTACTGGCATCAGTGCATAACCGATTGACTCTTTGGCTTCGTTGATTCCTACCGAGAATCGTTTCATTTCGCCTTGTGCAGTGTTGGCTTGTGTTGCCATAGCACCGCCGAAAGTACCGCCAAGGACATTCATAACATCGTCAAGCGATGCGCCGTCCTTGATCATCATTTTGATTTCAGGAGATAAGGCTTGTAGTCCTTTCATGTTGCCGCCGTAAGCCTTGGCTAGTGCGTCAGATACTTCGCCTAATGATTTGCCTGATCCTGCCGCGACATCTTGGGCTAGTGCTAAGGCTTTGTTTGCTTCCTCAATGTCTTTTGTGCCGCGCACAAGGCTCGCAAGCGCTGGTCGTAGTTCGTCATCGGCGACACCTGATGCCAAAGACATCTTGCTAATCATCTTTTCTTGGGCTTTGATCTGGTCGTCTGTAGCGCCAGTGACATTTTCTAGCGATAATGCCAACTGTGCTTGTGATGCTTGATCTTCCATAGCGGCTTTGACCGAATCACCGAGAGCCACTGCGAGACCTGCCACAGCAACGGCAGCAGGAACAGCAGCCTTTTTGATAGCGAAACCTGCTTTAGCGCCAGCGCCCTCAAGCTGCTGGAAGTCTTTGATCGCCTTGTCTACACCCTTGGAGTCATAGTCGGTGATTAACGGTATGCGAATACTCATATGGCAACTATATTCCTGTTGACCTTCTCCATGATGGTTTCAACAAGATCAGCAATGTTTTGCTCGATCTGTGGTGCATGACCGTCGTATGCAGGCCACATAATGCGAGATGGTGAACCAAACTTGGTTTGCAAGTTTCTAATCATTGCTTCGCCTCTGGCATTAGATCCGCCCTTTTTGCCTGCCATGTCAATGAGAGCTGCGGCAGGATCTTTTTGTGTAATGACGATCGTGCCTTTGTTTTTCTTTGATGTATCAACTTTGACTTGTACACCCTTTTGTGCGCGTCCTTGATCGTAGGGAAACTTAACTCGACCTTTTTGCGCCCAACCGTATTTCATGCCTGACAAGAATTGCACCGGGTAGGCGCTCTTGGCTGCGTCGGTGACAGGTTGCGCGATTGCTTTAGCATCTTTGTTTAATTGTTTGCGGTATTCAGGGTCAATCTTTTTGAGTTCTTTAATGGCAGATTTAATGCCGTAAACCTCGGTGGATACTTGGACGCTCATTAGTTGCCTTTGTTCGCTTTGTTTAAGACTGTAATGACTGTTGTCAAGTCTCGCGTGTCAAAGGGGATATCTGGGGGCCAGTAACCTGTCGCCGCTAGCAGTTGTGCTAGTTGGAGTCGGTAGTGACCCCTTGTGTAGGGTTTGGGTTTGTTGCGTCCTCGATGTCGATGTCTACATCAGGATGAGCTTTGAGCCAGTCTTGCCAAGTGACAGGTACTGGATCGCCAGCAAGTTTGCAAAGGATGTGCGCCCAACACGCCATGTCTGATACGCCGATGCCGCGTCCGTCAGAGATTTTGCGTCCTTCGATGCGTTCCCATTCAGCGATAACAAACAGGTTTGTAAAGAATGTGCGTTCGCCTGTGCCGTCTTTTGTGTCTACTCGTAATTTAAGTTTCATGGTTTACCTTTCGTCGGGCCAAGGTAGGCCGTTAATTAAGAAGTAGCAACGCTGTACAAGCCACCCGTGAAAGTGATGTCAATCGTGTCAAGTTCGCCAAGCGATGCGTTAACGATTGGCAATGACTCTAGGTAGCAGTTCGTCAAAGTGAACACTGGGTTAGTTGCGCTAGTTGCCGATGATGTTGGCTTAACTGTCACTGTTGTCTGTGTTCCAACCAATGTTGACAAGGTTGCGTAAGTTTCTGTGGCTGCAAAACTGTTGTAAAAAGTCAAAGTGATTTCGTTGGCTTGCAAACCTGCGACATAGTAACGAGCAGCATTGCCGAAAGCGGTTGACTCGAGCGACTCAAGAGTTTTGGTAAAAGTCGCTGCGGTGCATTGGTCGGTCAGGTCTACTGCGTTGACGGTGACGACTGGGTTAGATAGGTAGGTGCTAGTAGCCATGATGATTACTCCTCGATAGGTTCTGATTTGACTTTAGATGATTTCTTTGGCTCTGTTGTGGATACAAGAAAGCCGCCCTCGATCAAGGCTTCAATGTTGATGCCTTCGCTAGGCACGAACTCTGCGCCTACCGTGCCAAGTCTTGGTGAGTTAATTATTAGTTTCATGCGGTTTGTGCCTGTAATGATATGGAGAGTTCATAGGCAGGATAATTTGCGCCGCCGATCTCTAAGGTGATTGGGTTGCCGTCAGTTACTGCTACTTTCGCGCCAAGTAGTAGAGCTGCGGTTGACAGTAATGATCGAAGCGCGTCCAGATTGGAAGGGCCTGTTGAGATCAGTTGGACTGGAAACACCATTTTTACAATGTTGTAGTTCCATGCTGTAAACGACGGTGCGCCCAACAGACAGGAGTTTGTACCCGGCACGACATTTCTCGGGTCATTAACCACTGTGAGGCCCGTGACGGCGTTTAGCGTGGCTGTGAGATCGTCTATGGCCTCGTTAAAGAGGTCAGTGTAAGCGGCAACAGCCATCAGGCAACCGCTGGACGGTTCAGACCGCAAAGCTGCATAATGATCGGCGACAGGCCTGTAACAGGCGCTTGACCCATTTCAGTAAACGATGCGAACTGATCTATCGAGCCGCGCTGACGGTACAAAGCGCCACCATACATGATCGTTCCTAAAGTGACATCGCCAGATGGGCTAGTCGTAAGCGAGTCAAAATAAGATGCTTCTTGTCGGCGACGGTAGATGAATTGGTTGGCAGCTGACGCGCATTGTGTAATAAAAGTTTGATCGGCTGCGGTTGCTACAGCAATACCTAACCATGCTTCAATGTCAGCGGCTGTAACCCAACTGCAAACTTGTGAATACGCAATAGTTCCAACATTGACAACAACCCACAAAACATCGTCGCCTGTGCAAGCGTATAAAACTTGATTTTCAATAGGTCGAGTCGTGTCAAAATATGGCGCTCCAGTGTTGCCATCTATTCCCACAAAGTAATATTCGGGAATATCAAGAATCTGAAATGTGCCGTTAAACGGTGTACCAACGCCAGCAACCGTCATCGACTGACCAACTACGAAATTGTTTGGTTCTAATGTTCGTAATACGGCGTAGTTCGATGTCAGTTGCTTGGCGCTGACATTGTAAGTCTGTGTCATGGCGGTAAGGCCGCCTCTCGATTAAGCGATGGTGATTGCTTGGACGAACTGACTACCAGCAACAGCTGTTGGGTTCTGTGCATCCTGAACATTGGTTGCAAAGTATCCGTAGTAGCTGAAGTTGCGAGCGAGCAGGTCTGGAACTTCTACAGAGCGCATACCTTGCTGTGCTTCG